CCGGTTCGCTGCGGTAGAAATGTGTCTATAAGGATTTTTTGAGGCGATCAACAACATGGATTTTCAGGCAGACAACGGGGAAGGGGCCGTGCTGTGCGAAGATCAGCCAGTTAGGGTGATTCAGAGGGATTTGCAGTTGATTGGCAGGGCGAGGCGGCAGGGCTGGTTGAGCAATCCAAGCGACATGCAGCGAATCGCCAATCGGGTCGTCAAGATTGCCCTGACAACTCCCGACGATGAACTCGCGATCAGGGCCGCAGCAGAAGTTCGGCAAATGGTCGCACAGGACTTGAAAATCGAAGCCGATGGCATCCCGCAGCAAGTCGAGCACCATCACACACACGAACTCGGCCCGGTAACGGTGGACAACTTTGCAGAGTCAAAACGAAAACTCGCTGAACGAATTGCTCGCCTCGGCCGAGACTCCTGAAGACCTTGAAGCGGTCATGCAGTTACTTGGTGAGGTTGAGCAGTCGACAAAAGAGAGGGACCGTTTTGACCTGAAGACGATTTCGGAAGTTGCGGAGTTCTTCGGCCTTGATGAACAGACAGTAAGAACGTGGAGACTGAAAACGCCACCAATGCCCGGAGAGCCAGGCAAATGGCCGATCAAATCAATCGTTCAATGGAGATGCAACTGGATTCAGCAAACGGATCTGGCAGCAGCGAAACGGCAACAGGACTTTGAACTTGGGCAAATTCAGGTTGAGTCAAAACGAATCGAGTTGGACCGCGAGAAGGCGTTGATTCTGGACAGGCATGACGTGGAGCTGTGGGCGTCGACAGCATTGATTGAGTTGCGAGAAGGAATCATGCAGTTGCCAGAGATGCTGGCGGCCAGTGCTCCATCGGATCTAAAGGACTTCGTGAGAGAAGAAACAGACAGGCATTGCAGAGACTTGCTGACAGCGACACATCGACGGCTTGAGATGGCAGAAATCGGAAAGGAGGGGTTGAAAGAATGATTAAGCTGAACGCAACGCGATTCCTCCGACCGCATCAGCGATACTCTGCCGCTGAATGGTTGCCAAAGAATGTTGTGATGCCAAAGGGCACCGAGACGGCTGGAATGCCATTCAGCCTAGCTGCATTCCCGCACGTTGATTCTGTGCTTGATGCGTTCGACGATCCAAAGGTCCGGCAAATTGTTTTGCAGTGGGCGTCTCGACTTGGCAAAACCACGACATGCCTGTCATTGATGGCCAAAGTTGCTGGCACAAATCCACGCAACATGATGTTTGCAGGCCCAACAAAGGACGCGGCCGGCAGAGTCATTGGCTCGAGGCTTTACCCGATCCTGACTTCGGCGGAGGGAGTTCGCCAGCAACTTCCACCAGAGGCACGTCGAAGCAAGCTCCACGTTAAGCTGGAGTCCTGCCAGATCTTCGTCGGCTGGTCCGGATCCGAAACAAGCCTGGCTGACGTGGGAGCCTTCTTTGGCCATGCGTCAGAGATTGACAAGTGGGACGATTCAGCTTCAAAGGAAGGCGACTCGCTGAAACTGTTCGTCAACAGATTTAAAGGCTTTCCCGATCACAAAATAATTTTTGAGTCAACGCCGACGATTGCAGGCCGAAGCCGCATTGAAAAGAAGATGACTGAAAGCAATCAGCATCGACGGTACGTTCCGTGCCCACACTGCGGAGAGTTTCAAGTTTTGATTCAAGGGATTGAAGGCCTTCCGGGCGGCTTCGACTGGGAACGCGACAGCAAAGGCAATTCAAACGCTGACATCGCTCTGCAGACGGCTCACTATGTCTGCAAGTTCTGCCACAAAAAAATCGAGAACCATCACAGGACTGTCATGCTTCGCGCCGGGGTTTGGGTTCCGAGCGGCTGCACGATAACCGCTGACGGAAAGATTCACGGCAAAGCACTCAAAGACGGATCGGATGTCGTCGGGTTTGGGCCATTGGCGTCGTGGTACGCATTGACTGAGACATGGGGCAACTTTGCTCGATTGTGGATTCAGGCACAGAAGCGGCCTCGGGACCTGCAGGACGTTGTGAACTCCTACAAGGGCGAGACGTGGGCAATTCGCAAGAGCAAAAGCACCCCGGAAAAGGTTGGCATTAAGCTTCGCACCGACATTCCACGGCGAATGCTTCCAGATTGGACGCGGCTCGTGACTGTCACGATTGACCAACAGCGATCAGACGGCGGCTTTAGGCTGTGGGTCTGCTTGGCTCACGGTGTCAATCGTGCCGCGCATGTCGTCGATTACGGGCTTTGCCAGCAATTGGAAGAGGTTTGGGACCGCCATATCCGATCACCATATCAGCACGAGGACGGTGGCAATCCGATGATGCCGCACGCAGCGGCTGCCGACTCGGGCTGGGACACCAAAAAAACATACGACTTTTGTAACAACCACAACGGAATGCTGCCGCTGAAAGGCAGTTCGGGCGAAATCAGCGGCGGACTTCCTTACAAAGTTTCTGAGGTTGAATCAGGCCAGTACAAAGGACAGTCACTTTTTTCGGTCAACACAGATTTCTGGGAAACTGATCTTCAGGCAAGACTTGATGAGCGGGATCCGGGAGAAGACGAATCGCTTTCGATCTGTGCCGGGGCTGAAAACGACTTCGAATTCTTGGAGCAACTGTGCAACGCAACACTCACAGACCGAGTTGACGGCCGAGGACAGGCCAAGCTTGTTTGGATTAAAAAAGACGAATCACTCCCTAACGACTACCGCGACGCGGTTAGATATGGGCTCTGCCTTGCTCACGCATTCATCGACGAAAACGGATTCCCGCCCCGGAGCAACGTCTGGACGCAATCAAAAACAGTTGTCAATCGTGGAACAGACAGGCCAGATGGGAGAGCGTGGAATGAGTAAAAAGCAGCAGCCTGAAAAGCCCGTCCAGAAGCCTATTGAGAAACCACAGACGCGAGTGATTGAAGAATATCGCCACTGTCCAATTTGCTGGTCTGGAAACGGCGGTTATGGCTCCGCCTATTCCACACATGGGCGGACTCGTTACTACAAGTGCGACAAGTCGACAAGTGCAGAGCGTGGGCCATGCGGCCACACTTGGACGGTTGAAGTGAAGCTTGAGGTGATCAAGGTCGAGCATCGAATCGTGAAAATGGACGGAGAACGGTAATCCGTTTGCCACACTAGCAACACTGGTAAGGACATTTGTCATTGAGTCTCGCAAACTGCGAGCATGACAACTGCCTCCGATCTTCTCGACGCGACTAACGCCGCAATCTTGAAGGCTCTGACATCGCAAGAATATCAGGGTCCGGGCGGTCGTCGGCAACGAATGGCAGATCTAGCTCAGCTTCGACAGACTCGAAAAGAGTTGATGGACGAAGTTGCGATGGGTTCGACAGGCTCGATGTGCTCTCTCCTGTCACTGGGAGATGCGAGCCTATGAGCATCATTGACTCCATCGTCGGCATCTTCTCACCATCTGCACAGCTTCGACGCATGGAAGCACGGGCCACGATTCAGCAGGTCAATAAACTGCTTGGAACAGCAAAAGGCCCTTACGCAGCGGCTAATCTGAATCGATTGAATGCACTTCGCGGCATTGTTCAGAAAGAAAACGAAGTCAGCGGAAGCCGAATCGAATTCCTTCGCGCTCAGTCGTGGGATCTGTACCGCGACAATCCAAGCTGTCGAAAAATCGTCCGATCCTTGGAGGCCAAGGTGATCGGCAAGGGGATGCACCCTGAATCGCTCGCAATGTTCGCTGATGGTACGCCAAACGTGCCATTTCGTGAACGTGCAATGCAGCTGTGGGAGCAATTACAGAGCGGATTCGATGCCCGCGGTATGCCTGGCAAGGGCGGTTTGACGATGGGATGCCAGCAAAGATTGGCATTCCGGTCGGTGATTTTGTCCGGTGACACGCTTTATCGAATCAAGCCAATCAGTTCTGCGGAGCAATTGCGTCGGAATCTTCCGATTGCTGTCGTTTTGCAGTTGGTCGACACCTGCAGGTTGGCGAGTGAATCAGAAATTCTTCGAGCGTCACTGCCAGAGGATCATCGAGTCTTTCGCGGGATCGAACTTAACGCGAACGATGAGCGTATTGCGTATTGGGTGAAAAACAATCTAGTGTCAGATGCGGCAGCAGCCCCGGCAACGGCAACACGAATCCCGATCGACAAGATGGGGCATCTTTACATTGAGGAAGACATTGACGAGCTTCGCGGCGTGCCGTGGTTTTCGTCTGCAATCCTTCGCGCACGTCGAACCGATGATCTCGAATACAACGTACTCACGGCTTCAGCGATGGCTTCGTGCATGGTTGCGGCCTACAGCAAGCCAACCGGCGCGACGAAGCTTGGGCTAAATCAGGGAACCGACTACAACTCAACATCTGCGGACGGGACAGACCTGACAGACAGCGACGGCAACACGATCAACAAGATTCAGCCGGGCATGGTTGTCAATAAAGGCAAAGACGGATCGTTTGAGCTGTTGTCACCCAATCAGCCAAACATGAACCCGGAAGCGTTCGTTCAGCATCTCCAGCGGGGAACGGCGGCAGCGTTGCCAGGCACAAAAGCCAGCACCGTAACCGGCGATTACCGCAATAGTTCATTCAGCTCTGAGCGATCGGCAGACAACGATTGTTGGCCAGAAATTCAGATCGTGCAGGAGTGGTTCGCGTCACATTATTGCCAGCCAATCTGGGAAACGATTCTTCGAACCGCAGTCTTTGAGGGCTACTTCGATGGCATCGTGTCGGCTGAAGAGTTCCAAAGCAATCCGGAAATGTTTTCAGCAGCCAACTGGCAGGGGCCAGTCGCGCTTTCCATCAATCCAAAAGACGACGTCAAGGCGGCAGCCGATCGAATTCACGCCGGATTATCTTCGCTTCAGATGGAATGTGCCAAGATCAATGTGAACTGGCGAGATGTCTTGAATGATGTCGCAGAGCTGTATGAAGTGGCCGAGGCTAAAGGCATTCCGACAGAAGTCATCAATAACATCATGGGCATTGATGCTCAGGATCAAATTGCTGTTCAGCAGATGGAAGACTCGAGCGAAGAGCAGCCGCCAGAAGACGTGATTGAAGACGATTCACTGGAGGAAGCTAGCAATGCGTAAACGCAGCCAGCGTGATCAGGCAACAGCCGACACGAACTATCGATCACTTGCAGTCCGAGCGGCGACATTTAACGAAGAAGGCCGCAGCGTCGAAGCAGTCATCAGCACGGAACAGCCTGTCGACATGCCCGACTGGGGTCGGCAATCGATGGTTCCGGAAGTTCTTGTGCCGTCCGGTGCGGAGTTCCCATCAAATCGACAGGTTCCGTTTCTTGATTCACATCAACGCCGATCGGTCAAAGATCAGCTTGGCTCAGCCCGTGAAATCAAGATCAACGGGAACGAAATCACAGCAACGCTGGTGTTCCGCAAAAGCAAAGAATCAGACGACGCACTTGGCGGCGTGCGAGACGGGCATATCACCGACGTATCGGTCGGATATGACGTTTTGAAACGCCAATACATCGAATCAGGGGCGAAGAAAACAATTGGAACTCGGACCTATGAAGGCCCGGTAAATGTTGTAACGAAGTGGCGGCTCCGCGAAGTCTCGTTGACTCCGATCGGGGCAGATGATCAGGCAAAGTTGCGTGGGCTGGACCCCGCAAAGGTCCGTTTCAAGTCCTCAGAAGAACAGGAAGATTTCACGATGAACGCAGAACTCCGCGCTTTGCTGCTGTCAAAAGGCATGTCAGCAGATCTCACCGACGAACAGGCTCAGCGATGGCTGATTGATAACGCTGCAAAGCTCAGCGAAGTCAAGAAAGAAGAAAAGAAGGAAGAACGCAGCCAGCCACAGAACACGTTGCCATCTGCGACGGATCTCGCCAAGCTGGTTGCCGATGCAACCCGTCAGGCAATTGCCGATCAGAACGCAGTTCGCAAGGCATTCGAAGTTGACGTTCGCGAACTCTGCGAACTTTCAGACGTTCCGGGCGAAATCGAAGCCTGCCGCGCGTTGGAAGATCTGGCAGCAGTTCGAAAACACATCAAGGACGTGAAGGCAAAGACCGCTGAACACGTTCCGTACGGTGCAAGCGTGCGACACGTCAGCAGCGGAACAGAGCGACTGGAAGTAGATTTGCGGTCAGCCCTAACCATGACTGCGTGCCGTTCTGCTTTGAATGGCGATGAAGCCAAGCTCGAAAAGTATTTCCCGGCAGCCCAGCGAAGCAAGGCGGCTGACAATTTCCGCCACGCAACGCTGTTCGACATGGCATCGGAATACGTTCGATCACGCGGAATTCAGACGTTGGGGCTGACTCGCGATCAAATTGCCATTTGTGCGATGTTTGGACCGGAGAAGGCTGGCATTCGTGCTGCTGCAGGCGGAGCCGCTTATCACGGATCAGGTTCATTCAGCAACCTGACTTTGGATGCCGTCAACAAGTCCATGATGATTGGCTATCAGGAAGTTCCGGCCACATGGCGAGGGCCGATGAAGCAGGGTCAGTCAGCGACAGACTTTAAGAACATTCACCGGATGCAGCTTGGAGCCATTCCAAATCTGCCAGTGTGGAATGATTCAGTTCGTCCAGAAATGGCAAGCATGGCGGACGGCAAGCAGACGTACGCGGTTGAATGCCGTTCGATCGGCATTGACTTTGGGTACAAACTGATCGTCAACGACGATATGTCGGCACTGACTTCGACGCCGATGAAATTGGGTGATGCTGCAGCCCGAACAGTAAACACTGTGGCGTGGGCACAGGTCACGAGCAACCCGACGATGCGAGATGCTCAGGCGTTGTTCCTCGAAACGCCTGCCGGTCTGCGATTCCGCAAGAACCTGACGACTGGTTCAGCAACTCCAACATCAGCCACAGTCGGAGCGATGAAGGCCCTGATGCGATTGATGCGAGGCGAGAACACGCCAGAAGGCACCGAATCGGCTGACATTCTAAACCTGACTCCAGCCTACCTGGTTGTTCCGGCAACGCTCGAAACCACTGCGGAAGTGCTGATCAATTCGATTTACGATCCAGCTTCTTCAGGGGCCGGAACATTCAACGCGACTCGCTCGCTGCGTCTGGTCGTTGAGCCGTTGCTCGATGCCGCATCAACGAAGGCGTTCTATCTGTTCGCAGAACCAACGCGGGTTGAAACCGTCGAGGTCACGTTCCTTGCCGGTCAGGAAACTCCACAGGTCCGCGAAGTCCGTGACGAGCACACATTGGCCAGCACTTACTACGTGCTGCAATCAGTGGCGGCAAAAGCACTCGACCATCGAGGCATCCAGAAGCACAACGGCGAATAGTCCGGCGTGATTCACAGCCACGAGCCAGTCCTTCCGAGGGCTGGCTTGCGGCAGTGTTACTGTTCGGGAATGTTTCCCGCGAATAGCTCAGTCCCCGAGAGGGGCAAACAAACTCGAAAGGTGAATAACGATGATCAATCGTGGCACAGTCGAATGGCCGGTAGTCGGCGGCGAACATTTCACACGGGCTCAAGCTTTCACGACAACTCCAGGCCAAAACGGATGGACTTCAGTGCTGACCGGGACGACCCCGACCGCACTTTGCGTTACTGCTGACGGAGGGGCCGCAAAACTTACGCTGACAAGCACCAGCGAATCACAGCTTGCTGTTCTGTACCACAACGACGTGCTGGCGTTCGACGTTCGCACACTAAAGTACATCGAATTTGTGGCACTGGTTGCCGGTGTCGATTCAGTTACAACGATCGTTTTTGGGCTGGCATCCGCTCACAACGCCACCTTGGACAGCATCGCAACAAACGCATGGTTCAGAATTCAAGGCTCAGCCTCGACATCGGCGGTGGTCGTCGAAACCGACGACGCGACCGTTGACAACGACGACAAAGCGACCGGCCAAACATTGGCGGGTGTTTACAAGACTTTCAAGATTGACTTCGAAAAGGGCTTGTCAGACGTTCGCTTCTTCATCGAAGGCGAGCGAGTCGCACAGGAGACGACGTTTGACATGTCAGCTCTTGCGGCTGGCTTGAACGTTCAGCCTTACATTGCTGTTGCCAAAGCATCTGGAACAGGTGTTCCGTCGATCACGGTTGCAACAGTTCGGCCGATCTTCAATTTCGCCTACGGTGCATAATGTCTTTGAAAACTCTCATCATCTCCGACGTTTCTGATGTGTTTCTGCAGATCGATGATTTTGCAGAAACATGCCAGCGTTTCGTCGGCGGTGACGAGGGCAACATTCGCACAATCGTAGGTGTTGCCGGCGACGACATGGCAGCAACGGACGATGTTCGCGGGCGCGGTTACACGCACTCGCGAACATTCGATATTGCCGAAACTTCAACGCTCACGGAACAAGACGCAATCCGGATTGGTTCGCTTCGCTACGAAGTGGTTCAGGTCTCGGATCCATCGCAGGGAATGAAGACGGCAAAGCTCGCAAGAACTCAACAGGAAGTTAAGGGCGGGCGAATCTTCCGCACTGGTGATCTGTAATGGCTGCTCTTGATGTCGGCACTGCACTGTCGAGCCTGCGAACGATGCTTTCAGCGTTGCCAGCATGGCAAACGATTTGCGGCGTATCGACATCGGCAGAAGCAGCCAAGAAGATTCATTATGGGGCCGTTGAGCTTGATCAGGACGAACCTACATCAAGCTCAAATCCTTGCATTGTTCTGGACATCACAAGCCTGTCAACGACTTGGAAAGCTACAAGGCTTCACGGCACGGCAGTCTTTGAAATACGGTTCTATTTGGAAATGCCGGACGCTGAAAAGGCGACATACGGAACTCAGTATCTTTGGATCTGGCAGAAGTTCTCGGCATTGCTTGACGCAATTAACACCACGCTTAGCCGCAGTGGTGGCGAGATGGTGAAGACTGTAGACATTCCGTTGATGCCTGGGCGATTAGATCCAGACAACAACGGAGGCGGAAGTGAGTGGAATTTCGTGTTGTCGCTCGGGCTTGATTTCATATGACGATCAACATCGTTTTGGAAATTCAACGGGCGCAGCTGCTTCCGAGAGTTCACAACAGAATCATGCGGCAGTTGAATCGTGAAAACATGGAACGCCATGTTGCGAACAGACTGCCAAAACACTTCAAGATGATTGCCTACTCTGAATACGGAGCCCGGCGACGGTCAGCAAAGTGGGAGAAAACAAAGGCTAGACTGTACCGCACAAAGAACCTGCCAAACGTAGCCAGCGGCAAAATGAAAGAATCGATTAGGACCAAGATCACCGCGACGCCAGACGGGGCAAGGTTGCAGATCAGGGCGGCACTTGGATCAAAGTTGCCAGCGGAGGAATGGGCAGCAATGAGCCCGCAGCAAAAAGCCAGATGGACACGACAGAACACAAGGCGAATGGCATCGTGGCAGAAGCAAGAAATTGCGGTAATGTCGAAAGCGGAAATCGCGGAAGAACGAAAACGACTGGCGATTGATTACAGGATCGCAGCACTGAATCCGGCCAACAGCCGCAAACGAAAACGAAGGACCAGATAATGCCAAAATACTTTGTATGTGCTGATGCCGTTTTGGGTGCAAGCACCATTCGACAGGTCACGACTGCAAACCATGCGACCAATCAAGAGCACCGCAAGGCTATGAACTCAGGCGGAGCGGCTGTGGTACAGGTCAGCGGCAAATCTGGTGGTGAGATTACGCAGATTGTTTCGGGCGACGTTGCCGCACTTGTCGGACTCAATACAAATACATTTTGTAGCGCGGGGTTTTCCGTTCTCGCAGGCACGGTCACTGTGCCCTACAAGATTCGATCTGCTGGCGGAGTTTTTACCAGCGGCGCGAACAGCGTAAACATTACCGGGGCCAACGCTTTGATTGTCCCAACATCGTTTGAGGCATCACAGGACGGAGACTTTGCACTGGCTAACGTTGATATCCATTGGCTATCAGCGGACGGACTGGCAAAAGGTTGCGACGATACAGTTTCGTTTACGGCGGCGGCTCAGTCATTCAACGCGGAACACACGCTGGGGCCATGCTACATTAACGGGAGTCTGATTGCCGGGGTTCAGTCTTTCCGAGTGACTCCCGGCATTGAGGTCGTAAAACCTCCGCTTGGATCTGGTTCACTGTTTCCGAGTTTCGCATCAATCAAAGCCGCAATGCCGACGATGCAGCTCACGGTAAATGACTTCGATGCCATCGCTGGTACTGTTGGCGATTTCACCGCGATGACATCAGCGAACTTCTACATGAAGAAGCGTGCAGACTCCGGCACGTTCACGGCCGGTGCGACCGCAGAACATATTCGATTCACCTTCGCGGCTGGACTTGCTGACACTGACAGCGTTTCTGTCAGCAACAACGACGACGGGTCCGCCACAATCACGCTGCACGGCAAAGTCCTGACTGCATCCGCTGCCGTTGCCCTGCCATAATTTGCGAGAGGCTACCGAGTGCATTTTCTGACATTCATTCCGGACTGCTCACCAAATCAGATCGAGGACCGCGCAAAAGCTGCCGGGCTGCTCGATCTGCTTGGCGGCCACAACGCTGTCGTGTGGAATGAAGGACCGGGCGGATTGTCCGGGGTTGTGCTTGCACACATGCAGGCGATCGGATCGCGGCATGACTACTCACCAAAGGAGCAGGACTGGGTTGCGTCTGTTGCTAAAGTCGACGGAAAGCCGCTTTACTATGTCGGATTTTGGACCAAGGAAGACCCGAAGGAAAACGAACTCCGCAGGCATTACACGCAGGCGGGACCGCTGACTCAATTTGGAACGGCAAAGTGGAAGCTACCGACACCCGACACGGTCGACGCTCGAGCTGTCTATGCTGACGATGGTTCAATGCGATGGGAAACTATCCGCCAGTTCTCGTGGATGTGCGACGAGGCCAAAGTTATCCGCGACGAATATCTGCAGGAGTTCGGAGTTCGGGACATGGTGTTCCGCGTCGAACCGTCAGTACAGATCAACTGGTTGCTGAAACTGCTGCGGGTCAATTACAGACTGCTGCCCGAAGTCGCTGTGCGTCTCGACATGTGGACCGGCAAAGATCACATCATGGATACGTTCCTCTCGACGCTCGGACTGCAGAGAGGCAAATCAGATGGCTGATGAAATCATCACAGTGGAGTGGATCGCGACGGCACAGAGTATGCTGACGACGATCCAGAAGATTGACGCGAAAATTGAGCGTCAAGAAAAGATGATGCAGAAGCTGAGCGATACCTCCAAAAAAGGGGCGGACGCCGCGGCTGGTTCATTCAACAAACTAGAGCAGGAGCTCAAGCAAAACGAGGCGGCTCTTGGAAATCTGCAAATCGGAACAAAAGCGTTTGCTGAGCAAAAAAAGAAAGTCGACGAGCTGCGAGCATCGTTGAACGGCGCAAAGCAGGCGATGGCCAGCAATCAGTCTGTTCTTGGATCACTGGGAACCACAGCCATCACAAAGATGGCAGGGCTTGCGGCAGGCATGGCCGGTTTCAAGATGGTTTTGGAAGCGGCAATCGCTGAACTTGAAAAGGCACAGCAAGTCAGGTTGAAAGCATCAGAGACGATGCAATCCGTTGAGGGAGCCATCGCGGAAATGGCCCTGAACATTGGTGCGGATAACGTCGGAAAAGCTCGGGGGATGATTGAGCGAAACGCACCACAGATGGGAGTCACTCAAGAAGGTCTGGCCAGCATGTTAGCGGCTGGCATTTCCGGCGGAGCAAAAGACCTCGACGAGGCGTTGAAGCTGTCGTCGGCAACGCTCAAGCTTACGGCTGGCGACGCTCAGAAGGCCATTCCGATTATGTCCGGAATGCTGACGATGGCAGCCACGACCGGCAATCGAGATTTCGAATCTACTCTTGGGCAGCTCAGCCAGTTTCAGGAGGCGGCACGCGGCGAAGATTTGTCTGTTTCCATAAACAACATGGCAACAGCAATGGCGGCGGCCAATACTAGAGGCGAACGAATTCAGGCACTCGGCGGGGAACGCACGCTTGAGATGGCGTCAGTTATGTCGCAACTGCTGCAGGACAAGGATATGTCCGTCACTGGTACAACGCTGCGGCAAATGTTTTCCAAAATGGATGCGTTCATTCCGAAGACATCGGCAACGCTCGACGACGGAACCAAATCAAAATTATCTCCGCAAGATGTCGAAGCATTTTCAAAGCTCGGCACGATGGACGATCGCGTCCAGGCGATGCGGCAGAATCCGGAGATTGCAAAGCAGTTCCTTAGCACAATTGAGGAGAATCAGGGCAAGTCTGCCGTCCGTCAAATTGTAAAGGGTGATCAGAAGGCACTCGACCTTGAGGCAGCAGCAGCCGCAATCGTCACTTCGCAGGAAGGCGCAAAGAAGGACTTTGACGCGCTAGTGACAGTCATTGCAGAAAACACTAAGAACTTGCAAGCCGCGAATAAATCCAAAGCTGCAGATCAGGTTACTGATCCAAAGCTGGCACTGGAAGGAAGCATCATTGAAGCGTTCAACCGTGCCGTTGATGGCATGACGAATGCTTCAGGGCTGGATTCCTTTACGCGAGCCGATGCAAAAAATGCACTTTCGGTGCGAATGGCATCGGGACAGGACGCAGCTACAGCGGCAACTACGACACTGGAAGAACTAAAGCAAAGAGAAACGGCGTTTGGTTTTCTACCTGTCGGCGGCAGCGTATCCGGTGAGGATCAGGCAAAGCTTGATGCACAGATTGCTGTGATTCAGGAGCTGGCGGGCAGTGTTAAAACGGTTGAAGAGAAGCGAGCCGCAGACCGTGTAAACCAGTTTGTGCAGCAGAAGGACGCGAACAAGGACGGCAAAATCGGATTGTCTGAAATGAAAGACGTTCTTTCGGAGGATATGGACCAGAAAAACTTAGACGCTATGCGAGGTATCCCCCGAGCAGAGGGTCAGCAGTTTGTGACAGTGGCTCAACTGCAAAAAGCTTTGATTGATTCCGGAGGAATATCAGAACTCATCCAATTGCAACGCGAAAACAATGAAATCCTAAAAGGCCAAGCACCTGCCAATAAGCAGCCGGCCCCACCACAGAAACAACGGCCACAAGTTGCACCACTACCAGCGGCCACAGCACCATGACAATAAAGCTGACAGATAAAGATAACGTCGATGTGATCGATACCGGTTCGAATCTTCACGGCAGCATCAAGGCAGGCCCGTACGACTACGCGCGGGTCACGCAACGATGGTTTGGAACTACAGGTGAAATGATTCTGACAGGAGGTTTAAGCGGCAGAGAATTAACGTGCTGGCTTTGGCTCACTGGCTATGGAACACATGACCTGCTTCATGCAGATATGGTTTTGTTAGGTGACGCTGCAAACAAATCCGGAACGCTGGATGTGAACGGGCTGGATTTTCTAAACGTAATTTTCGACGGTTTCACACCAGAGGAAGATCCGTGGTATGACGGATCCGGCGTAAATGGTTGGCAAGTCAAAGGCATAATGAAATTCAGACAGGTGAAATCATGAGCGAAGTTGATGACGACACAATTCACGTTGAGCCTGAACCGGTTGTTAAGCCAGTGCTGAAAAGCATCGTCGACGTTGACGCAACGTGGGACGGCAAAGGTTCACTCGACGAACACCGGCAGCAACAGTTTGCAAAAATCACGCAGCCGGGATTTGGCGACGCTGGAAAGGTAAAGACCGATGGCGAATGAGATTACAACCAGCGTTTCGGTGCAGCTTATCAACGGACTTCTGCGGCTGGATTTCAAGCCAGCAAAGATCCAGACGACACAAACGACATCGGGCCTTTTCGATTCCGTGCGATCAATCGCTACCACAGAAACCAGCGTTTCGTTGACGGGCATAACAACGCCAAAGGTTGCCATTATTTGGAACCTTGATCCAACCAATTTTTGCGAGCTTGGCACGACGACAGCGGACTACCCGATCAAGTTGTTTCCTACCGGCACTGGTTTTCCCAACATTATCACTCTGAACGCAACAAAAACGACTCTGTATCTGAAGGCTAACACAGCCGCCACAAAGGTTCGCATTATCGTTTTGGAGGCGTAGTGGGTTTCGACGTAATCAACACTGACGACAGTTTCTTCACGGAGTATGAGGAGTTTACCGTTCTGCTCGGGCCAGAAGACGGAACAACGCCAGCACCGGCGGATGTGTTCGAGAATGTCTACTGCTCCATTGCCGTTCAGTCTGCAGGTAGCCGGATCGATTACGCAGAATTGACGTGGGCCTTGTCAGAGTCACTTGAAAACCGAGATCAGCCAGCGGGGTTCGCCCGGGTGGTTCAGGTTGAACTTCCGGATGTGGACGATACCCGGATCCATCTTGGCGACTACATCAGCGAGGGATTCCGGATCGATCAGGAAGGCGAATCGCTGACGGCTACCAGTCAATTGCGGCCGTATCACTTCGGCGTGCCCGTCACCGGCTATCGCGTTTGGGACGCGATCGATTCAGCCGAACGAATGATTGCGGATCATATCGTTTTCAATCCGACGATCGATGACAAGACACTCGGCAATCGGTCAGACAAGTATCGGACTGGGACGGGGTTTACGGGGCGACTCTGGACACATCCGGAACTGGCAGATTCTTTGGTCGGAGAAACTTACCAAGGCCAAACGCGGAGCGAGTGGACGTTGTACGAATGCGTTCACTCTCTTTGCGAACTGCTGAATCCTGATGAGGAATTTATTGCGCGTCCTGTAACTGTTGATCTTGATGTTCTCAATGACGCACCGCCGATTCGGAATGTGTCTGTAGAAATGGGCACGTACCTTCCGCAGGCACTCGACAAGATCCTGATTCCGCTGGGATACAATCACTGGATTGACTACACGCAGACAAAACCGCAAATCGTGTTTTTCAAGATTGGATCTGGGGACGAAAAGGAATTGCTATTTCCGGCAGTGGATAGCGTTCTGGATCCTGCTGAAGCTAATGTCAATCAGCTTGCCGTAAACAACTCAATTGGGGACAGCTTTAATCAGGTCACGGTTTACGGGGATTATGAAGAAGCCGAAGTCACGATCAATCTATATCCGGGATGGCCTGCCGACGCTGATGCGATAGATGAAACGGATCTGGCGAAAGATGGGGCGAGCTACGAAACCAACGTGAGCGCATGGCGGCTTTGGATAGCAAACGAAGCAGGTGATATTGATCCAGCCATCGCAAGGCTGGGCCAGACTCCAACAGTCCCTGATTTTGGGGATGTGTTTACAATCGCAACTCCGCACCGCAGGCCAATGGGAGAGCCCCTAACATACCAGCAAAACGACGAGTACAGCGACGAAAAAAGGCAGCGAAGACCGATCGTTGTGGAATACTCGGATGATGGTGGATACACATGGCTTCCAGAAGAATCTGATTGGACTATCAAGCTGTGCCCGGATCAAATCGGGATTTTCTTTGATGGCAAAAACATACCAACACAACTGTACGCTGCGGGTTCTCTCGCTCGTGTCAGAATTACAGGAACGATCCGAGGCGATTATCGCTGCCGCGGATACGCTGCGAAGCAATCATGGGCGGTTAATGCCAGAACTGTTGAGCAGATTTTGCTGATGCCGGAAAAATTTCAGTATCGCTATCGGCAAGAAACCGGGGGGTTTGCATCTGTTCTTTTTGGCGCTGCTGATGAAAAAGATGATCGCGGAGAGGCAGAAGACTACGCGGAAAAGGTTCGCGATCAAAATCACTATGCCGACGTTGATTGCGAGTTCAGATTGCCGGGCTGGCATATTGAATACAAGATCGGAGATCTGATCACTAAAGTCGCAGGGCGTGAAATCAGTTGCGACGGTGCGCCAGAGTCAGCCCCAGTTAGGCGGTATGTGCAGGTCGTTGAGCGGCGGTTCGAGATGTCCAAAAGTGGCGGGCCTTCGACAGTGCTGATTGTCGATCGAGGAGTCGTACCAATATGACGCGGCGAGAGTTTAAGCTACTTCATGCTGGCGGCGGCTCAGGCGGCGTACTGACGGTTCGATTCCGGATCGTCGCGGCTACTGAATACTGTGCTGAGTGTTATGCAACCGCGCGTGTGATTTCTGGTCCACCGGATGTCACGAATCCAGACACTCTGCCGGGAACGACATTCGACTATGACGCCCAGTACTACACAATCAAGGCCTACGACATGGGCGAAGGCTGGTTAAACTATCCCCCCGAAGAATTACTCAACATGATCGGGCACGCAACATGGCTGCGATCCTATGAAGACGGTCCCTGTGCCGAGATTCCGTCATTGCACTGGGAGATCATTGATATGCAAGACCCTGAAGAAGAGGTCTGCGAATGACATGCCCAGCGTGTTTTATCGTTGATGGCTGCGGCGGGATCGGCCACGGTGCGATTGAGAATCATTGCTGCCGGTGCATTCCTAATCGTGTCTGCGTTTCACTGTCGACCGACACTGACGTTTGCGCCTCAGACAAATGGGTGGATGAAACATCTATTCTTTCATCGATTGAAGCTCAGTGGATCAGCCCAGTTGATGGAACATGCGGACGAAGGTTCACGGGCACCCTAACGTGCGGCGTAATGAACATTGATTTCACAATCGAGTTCTATCGCGACATTTACACAAACATCTGCTACATGGCTCTGGAGTCTGACGCGCTTGGGTACACATACAATCCGCTAGGTGATGATCTTCGCGTTAAGCTCGCACTGGGTGGAGAAGAGAACGACGCAGCGGTCAAACGTGCTGAGTGCCGGGCGATGGAGTTCGACTTTCCGATCGACATCAACTACGGAACTGGAACTATTAGGCTGAGGCCAGCACCGTACGTGGCCGCAATTAAGCGTCGCCCTGGCATTCACTGCATGTTCGAGCGCGTATGTATTACGGTTTTTGATGGATACGAAGAAACCGCTCATCACATCTGTGCAAATTCGGAAACCGAAGGTGTCACGAGCTGGCACTTTCTGAAAGATGACGACGCTGGTAAGCCTGTGACAATCACAGTTGATGATCATGACGCGACGGGCGACGGAGCAACGACGCTGAGCCTTGTGTCGTGGCTAAATCCGACGGTGGACCCAATTGTAAAAGAAGCCGAATGCCCAGACATGGTCGCGCAATGGGATCTGCCTGGCGGTGCATGGATCAGAATTCGAGGCGACAAACTGAATAAATGCACAGACTGCAAATGCTACTGTGAATGTCTGTGCGTGCTGTATGTGGAGGATGAGTTAACGCAGGCCCGTGGCAAAGCGTGCCGCGTCATTTCCTACGACGGATGTTCGGAGTATTGGGAGATCACTCTGCTTGGCCGATTGCTCAGGTTTTACCTGCGATGTCTAGGGTGCGAAAACCCGTCGACCTATCTAGTGCTGGAAGTGGAAGAGGGTGCCAGTATTGTCGGTGGTGTAGCGGAAAAAACCGTCTTGTGCCCCGATCAGTTAGAGGCGGTTTGGTCGGTCAATTATCCGGGTGATGTGCTCGGGAATATCAGCGTTGCCTGTGCGGAGTGCGGTGAGGAATGTACGCTCGATGAACTTTCCGTCACTTCGCCGTGTTGCCCAGAAACGCGTGTTCCGGTGAATCTATACGCGACGGTAACAGCAGGCCAACCTGAGTATCCAGTTGGCACCGTAATTCCATTGGTCAAGTCGGGACCGGATGAAGACCCGTGCTGGACGGGGTCAATCACCGTAACAGTCTCCGGCCAACCGTGTTTGATCCGCATTTCACTGGCATGTTTCGGGGCTGGCAACGATGCTCACTGGTATATCGCGCCGCTGGCATGCTCGGGACTTAGCACATCTGCGACTCAGGCAACGCTCGTTTCATGTGATCCGTTAATCATTACAGCAACCATCAATCCGGGCTGTTGCGAAAACTCACCGAACTGTTCAATGACAGTGGAGATAACGGCATGATTCTGCGTGCAGAATGCGAGGGAAAGGTCGGTCGGTCGGCAGCAATCTGTAATGGTACGTCTGATCTGACACTTCACGAGACAAATAAATATCGGGCATTATGGAGACTCGATCCAATACCAGAATCGGAGTGGACGGGCGTTAAAAAGGATCGCCCTGCAAAGAAGCCAAAAGTCGCAACGCATTCGGAAAAAGTGGGCACTGCTTTAGCCAAGCGGATTGAAGGACTTGCGACAATCAAGGAGGGGAGCGGATGCAATTGCGAAATGCTATCATCGAAGATGAACGAATGGGGGATCGCTGGTTGCGAGCGAGAGCGGGCTTACATTGTTGAGCAGTTACTGAAGAACAGCGAAGTTCTGGACGTTTCATTGTCGAAGGCTTCAATCGCTTACGTCAAAGGCGCAGGAATTGTCCAGGCGACCGGAACAGCGATTAAGCTGGCGTCTGATTGGTGGACTGGAAAAAACGTTGAGCATGAGGCGAAAGTCTCTGGCGCGAATTGGTTGCTTGATGCGGCGATAGAGGATGTAAAAAAAAAGAAACTGAAGCCCATTGCAACCTGCTCTAAGCCGTCGCGCATATCAATACCGCTCTCAAAAGAACAGCGGGAGTTGCATAGAAGAGCGATCTCGTCAAATCCGCCGAAGCCTGATCCATTTGATAATCCGGTCATTCATTTTGGTGCTCACCTGTGGCCGATCCGTGGTAACTGGGAATGGCACGTCGATCGATGGAATGAGGTTGCAGAGAGAATCGAAGGTCGCTGTGTCGTCGGAATTTCTGACTGCAGAGATTGCGGTATCGTCTCGATAGACGAGGTGAGAGAAAGACTGTCTGATCGGTTCGAAATCGTCGTAGTGCAAAACTCGAAAGAGGGCGAGAATCCTACGTTTAGGCATCTTCAGCAGATGATTCCGCATGGTGATAATGACATTCTGATCTATGCACACGGCAAGGGCGTGCGGCCACACACAGCAGCCTCAGAATCCGTGCGAGTGTGGACGGAAATCATGTACGAAACGGTGGTGTATAATCACAGCGAAATCATTCGAAGGATGGCGGAAGGCTATCGCTCATTCGGTTCGTTTCGGACTTTTGGCGATGCGCCGTTAAGCCCGCGACATCGATGGCATTATAGCGGAACATTCTTTGCCGTTCGGGCGAAGTATCTGACCGGTGAGGTGAAGCCGGAATACGGTGGCGTCGAAGCGTGGTGTGGCGATCACATTCCGGCGTCTCTGTCATGGTGTGAATTCGCTGACTCGGCGGAACTGAAAGCTGGGTACGATCGCGACAGAATGTATCCGATGCGTGTCGATGCTCAAATGCAATGGGAAGTGGACCGGATTGGTGGTCCGCGATGCGAGCAGCACAAGCGTGAGCTGGATTGGTTTCTTGGCATTATCGATAAAACATTCGGTGAGTACGTTAACCGCTATGGGATGATATTTCCCGTGCATGTTCTCGTCATAGGTTCGCGCAATGGCGGGCTGGAATATCAACTGCAGCAGCGAGGACACACAACCGTGTCGATCGACATCGCACCGCAGCCAGATAACGCAGTCGAGAATTTAATCTTTGGCAGCAGTGCCGATCTTGAAGTGCAACGCAAAGCACGCGATTGCGGCCCTTTTGATGTGATCTTCATTGACGGGGATCATTCATACGCAGGTGTGAAATCAGACTTCGAATTCGCCCTGACGCTCAATGCGAGAATCATCGCTCTGCATGATATTGCGGATGCAGTGAAACATCGCCGTGAGGGCTGCGAAGTCGATCGACTTTGGAAAGAAATTAAGGCCACCTATAACACCAGTGAAAAGATTGTTGGATGCGGTTGGGGAGGCATCGGAATAGTTCACCGATCATAGTTACGGCCGCGAGCGTAATGCACTCGCAAAAACGAAGCATGGGAGGGCCGCACTCGATCGGGTGTGGCTCGCTTCGTTATTGCCCTGCAGGCTTTGGCGGTTGAGCTTCGCGACGGAACTCATAGGCGACGAATTCACAGCGAGTCTTTTGCTTGTTCCATCGGAAACGAGCCCAGCACGACGGACATTGTGCAGGAGCATCGTTCAGCGGAGTGCCACACTGCGGACACCTGACACGAGCATCGATGAACGCACATGCAACCATCCCAATCGGGCCGAGCATGAGGCACAGAAAGAAACCCAGCGGCGCGTTGTTTCTCTGGCTGGCAATGATGACGCCGGCGGCAATGGATGCGACCCAGATCCACAGGCCCAGAAGTTCCATCACCAACACCCCTTCATCACCCACATCAGCAGCAGAATCGGGCCTGCGACAAGGCAGGCTTTCAGATCACGGGCGATTCTGCGGGACGGGTTTATGTGAATCAGAATGAGCATGGCAGGGCGGAATGTCAAATGACTAGCCGGCCGCCAGCCGTTCCGCCATGCTGCCGAGCAGGTTTTGTGCGGACGGATCGAGACGGCGGTAAGAGGTCAGGAACGAGTCTTCCGGCGACGCCGCAGCCCCAAACGCTGCCGGAACTCTTACGCGGTCCATTGCGGCGGTGAGAACGCTCAGCGGGTCGATATAGTGGTCCATGATTCCAAGGCCGCAGCCATGAATTATCCGGCCTGCAACAGCGTTTGCCTGACTCCATGCGGTGACTGATGCCTGCCTCAGATTCTTTGGCCCCCATCGCATCACACCGGCCGCAGTGCAAGCTGCCGCAATTTCCGTCCTGATAGACTTTCGAGCGTAGTCAGACACCGCGCGGAATCGATAGCTACCATCAGCTAAAATCGGAAGCAGCCACGGCGGCATTGGAATTTCGTGCTGCTTTCCAGTCTTCGATGCCTGTTGCTCAATCACTCGAGGCAGCGTGCGATTATTGTGGCTCAGCAGCCATCGCATCGCGTCCGACTGTCGCAACGCGGACCAATACGCAAACGCGATGAAGGCTCGAAGCGATGGAGAGCAGTGCGGCCAGATAGCGTCAATTGAGTCAATACTGACGGGCCGCGGCCTCACTTTCGGTGCGATGAGCTTTCGGCCTTTCTGTGGCATTATGCCAGTGACAGCGGTGACGACCGTTATCACATCGGCAATTGTCGATTCGATTGTCCGGACTGCGAGCTGTGTAGCGAGTAGCTTGACTCGCAGTTGGTTGAGATGCTCGGTAGTGACCTGATCAGCGGCTATATCACCAATGTGTCGTGCAAATCGATTGGCTGAATACAAAGGCTCACGGCGTTTAATGTTGCGGGTGGCGAGGTATTGGCGGGCTTCGTCGATCATTGTTTTCACCGATGGTATCGTGGCCGATCAACATCCGTGAAAAGCTAGGTTACCCGTAAAACTATCGGGCCAAAGGTTTGCAAAAATGCGGGCTTTTTCCCATTGACCACCCCCACGTTGACATCGTGGAGGTCGTTGGTTCGAGTCCAATATCGTCCATTCACTTCCGGGGAATGACTGACCGCAAGGCAGTCAGTCTCCTGAATACAAAGTCTCGGAGATTCTGAGGCCCCGGAAGTGCTTCGTATCGCAGATGATACATTGACAATGGGTCGATGCCATGACAAACTTAGACACCATGACGACACTCGCGAAAAACATCAGGCATTTCATGCGGCGGAAAGGTATGCGACAGCAAGACCTCGCGGACGCTACGGGAATTCATCGCCCAAACATCAGTCGACTGCTGACGAATCCAGACGCAAACCCGCAGTTATCTGCTATCGAAGAAATCGCAAACGCATTGGACGTAAGGGTTTGCGATTTGTTTGCCGAAATTCCTGAAAAAGTACCCTGCTAGTCTTCCAATGTATCACCAATGATACATATGCTTCCACCCGTTGATTGAGCCTCAGAACTCAGTCAACGGGTTTTTCTTTTGAGACTTTGTCACGCAGCCTGAGCCACAGGCGACAACTTCACATTGTGGAGCGTGACGCAGATGGAATCTGCATCCGCATGGATGCGATTAAACGGTAAACGCATGACTGCGGCTATCGAAATACGCGGTACGGTCGTTGCTAAAGGTGCGCCGAATCGGTGCAAAGACGGAAGCACAAAGATGTGCTCAATCGTCGTTAGCGATGAGCTGGGGCTGATTCGGCTTTATCCGCTCGCCGTGTCTGAAGATAAAGACATACGCATCTGGTCCCGGATCTCCGGACAGGTCCGCAAGTCAAACACAGACCAGCGAACAGAATCATTCCGGGTGGTTGACGTTGAGCCGATAGGTTCCGTCGATGACTCAAGGGCCAAGGCCGACTTAATGAACTCATGCGTGTTGCGATCCGGATCCGTCGATCCGATCGAATACCAGAACGAACGCAGACGTAGCATCTGCATCGTCAAGTCAGAGTCAGCACTCGGAGCCGAACTGGAATCGAGAACGGAAGTCGATCAGGAACCGGCAATCGACAACGAAGATGCCTGGGTAATGACTCAAGCAGACTTTCCGTTTAAGCCTTACATCAAATGGCGAAGCGTTCAGGGGGTGTCACACCGAACGCATATTTGCTCACAAGAGGTCTACATGGGCATGAAGCACAATGCGTCAAGCCCGTTCAGGATCTTTGAGAATCTTCATGTCGGTGATGCTGATTACGAACACTGGCTGATTCTCGGAAACATGCGAGACCGGCGGAACGTGTGGGTCATCGCTCACATGCACCGGCAAAAAAAAATTGCTTCCGCTACGAATACAAACTCGCTGACTTTCGATGGCGACGAAAGAAACTGGCCCTACTCGCAGCAAGAGGCAATCAATGCGAGGACTGTGGAGCCACAAAGAACATTCAGCTTCACCACCTGATCTACGA